CTCGTGGTAATTTCCAAAAAACCCAGTCGATAATTGATGGATGAGCACAAATGAATGTTTGTTCATTAGTTTTCGATTACCGCCTAACAGAATGAATGTAGCAGCACTACAACATGTACCCTCAGCGATAGTAACGACATTGATACGTGATGATTTCAACACGTCCATGATGTTCAAACCCGAAAAGACACAACCACCATCACTATGAATATGGACACGAATCATTGGGTTATAGCCAGGTAACTCGATAGATTTCTTCAGAAGGTCAACCTCTAACTTCTTAAATTCATCTATAAAATTCAAAGCATTCTCACGGTCGATGTTTCCATAATAATAAATATCACACCCGTTAACACGAATGACGTCGTTATCATCATCTGTATCACTCCCGGAGCTACTCATTTAACAGATTACGCATCTTCTTTTTAACTTTAGTCACTTCTGCAGGTCTTAATTTGTTACCGACAGCAAGATGATTCATAATATCAAAATCCAATGGTTCAAGTTTATATTCCAATAAAACATCCACATTTCCCATGATTGCATATTGGCGGAGAAGCCCCAATTCATCCATTCCTATTTTAGTTATATTTCTAGCCTGGATCCCACGGAGTCTGTTTTGACGCATCTTAAAGTTACCATATTTTGTCCACATACTACCAGGTTGTATTTTATCAACGGGAATTGGATCACCCATGTTTAATTTAGGTGTCGCCATACCACTTGCAATATAATAAGGCATATAATTCCATTCACCTTTATACATTTGAGTGTCATACACATCCGCGTCAACTAGAGAATTAATAATATTGTTTATATTACTACCAACAGAATTCAAGTAATTTCCATGAATAACATCTAATATATGACCATGTTCATGCATCGTCTGAGAAATATCCATACTTCCTTTACGTGATAATATATCGATCACTATATCCTTTGATGTTTTGAAGACATCTTTTATATCCGAATGGTTTATATAGTCAAAAAAATCGCGTATGTTACCCTTACATTTTTCTGCTGCCACACGAGCCTTAGGGTTTGTGCATGCTAGCGAAAATATCATATCCGGTGTTTTTTTAGGGATTATGATGAGTTTAAAATTTGGTAGCATGTGTATCGCTGTAGAAGTTACTATCACAGACCCATTTGTAAGTCGTTCATTTTTTCCTGATATTCGATCTATTATTTGTTTATGTCCATGAATAGAAGAGTCATATCCATCTATCAAGATATTAGAATTGGTATCACCTACAAGATTCATGAAAGCATTCTTCCTTTGAAAAAGTTCTGAATGTAATTCGATAGTGTTTCGTGAATCTAATACATTATTGACAATAAAACTTTTTCCACAGCCAATAGGTCCACATATAAATACATTTTCTTTATCATGTATATATTTTTCGAGGATTTTGATCTCATTTACATGTAGCGTCGGTGGAAGAGATTTTTTTTGTGGTATTACTTTAATGAAAGAATCCATAACTGATGATATTACTGATCAAGCATTAGATATTTTTTTGGAAAGTGATACAATTCAAGCAAGGATTCTAGAACCTATAAAAAGGAGGGTTTTTCCTTACTTGATCTGCATTGGTATCTTTAATATTATACTTTTTCTAATGATTCTATATATTATACACCGCCTTTCAGTTATTTTATAATTACTTCATTTAAATCTCCAACATCTACACGTTTTTCGTTATCAATGGGGGTCTTCCCAGTAGTTCTGTGTCTCAGAGTATGTGATTTTTGCATTTCTATTAACTCGGTTTTCAACATTCGTGCGTTTGTATGTTCCTCGTTTGTAAATAGTTCTATAGGTTCTATATGCATAATTTCAGGTTTAGTAAGTTTAAAGTCAGTCTTTTCATCGTTAAATTGGTTTTCAAACGATTTAACTATTGTATCATCTAACGGAGGTGACTGTTCAACCAATTTGTCATATTCAGCTTTACACATATCTATCATCGTACTACCATCAAAGGATCTTTCGTTAAACGGTAATGATAATTCGAGGCGGATTGTTCTTGAAAGTTTACCGTATTGTAGTGAAGCGACTCGATGCCCTTCCATTAGTTCAGATATTTTCAGAAATTGCATTACTGTTGCTATGATGCCAGCTATGAGATTCATACCACCTATAATAGCTGGTGCGGTCGATCTTATGTTTTCAGGTAATGAACTTTGCGCAAAATTCGCAGTTCCTGTGATTGTGGATAATATAATTACAGGTAACGAATAATTATAATTTTTTCTCTTAAAAACAAGATATGCGTGATTATGCATATACCTATAACACGCAGCCGCTTCACCCCATTTTTTCAAAATGTCAGTTTGTTCTAGAGACCATTCCTTATCAATCTTCTTACCTTTCTTATTGGATTTATTATCTTTTTCACGATTATCCATTTATACATATGAATATTTTTTTCTGAATATATATAAATATAAATGAAGCGTAACGCGAGTAGCACGTTAGCATTACTATTCATATTTATACTTTTATTAGTCATCATTTATTTACTTGATAAACAAAATAAACGCAATCAAATTCCAACGCCTATACACATCCACCCACCTCAACCGACATATCGACGTCCTAGACAACCCGAATTTAGGGATCCTCCTATAAAAGAATACAATCCAAATTCATTACAACAATTAGGTCTTCTTGTAGGTGAAAACGAAGAGACTCTTCCATTATATGGAAAAGAGGTTCGCGGGAGACGAGATCAATATCATTATTACACCTCTACACCGGGTAACCAAATATACTCGATCCCTGTATCTCATAACGGTAAAGATTGTATGGATGATATCGGTTGTAATGAGTTATATGGTAACGAGGATGTCAACATTCTTGGCAAATCTAATTCCTATCAGGCTAAATTATACAGAACGGATAATTTTTTCTAAGAAAATTTTACACCGAAACGCTTCGCTAACAACATTTTAGCTTCTTTTAATGATGGTTTCGACCACAAGAGCCACCTGGACCAAAATCCAGCCGTTCTAATACCAGTTTTAGTCCAATTTTCCCGCATACGACCATGGCGTGCGAGATATCTTTTCATTCGCGAAGAATTTTTGTGAATTGTAAAGTCTGAATATCCTTTACCCCCAAAATCGACATGTCCACCAGTTTCGAATACAACTCTAAATTTTTTTTCTGGATTGGGGCTTTTTATGAGTTTTACTATCATAACATGTACAAAGAAATAAAATATACGTATAACATATCATGTATTATTCTCGTTTAAGTATGGGTCTAGGGTTTTTTATATTCCTTTTAATCGTTATACCTCTTATTCTCATATTTTCAGTCAAGCAATTAAGAAATTGTTTTTTCGACTGGCTCGGTCTCGTGGATGAAATTGTAGATACAAGTGAAGTTGTGATGGATGATGAGATAACTGAAGATATAGAATTGACAGGTGATCAGACAGTAGAACGCGACGAGGGTCTCGACGATACGAAACGAGAGGAACTTCAAAGTACAGAAAATTATATCATGAATAAAATGAATGAACCGAAACCTTTTAGCTCTCATTCTACACTACCAACTAGTTTCAAATAAGTTAAAAAAATATACATCGAATATATGATTCACTTCACCAATTATTAAAGTGAAGTGAATGATGTAAACAATCATATCAGACTTGCCGGGAATCGAACCCGGAATGTTAGATTAGAAGTCTAAAGTGATATCCGTTTCACTACAAGCCTAAAATTGCTGAGAGCGGGGTTCGAACCCGCGCGTGCATAGCACAGACGATCTTAAGTCGTCCTCCTTAGACCACTCGGACATCTCAGCATATATGTATTAGTAATGAAACCTTTAAGCAGTATATTACACATGTTCGTCAAATATGGAACACTATTTTCACACATTCGATGTAACAACATCAAATGCATTGTGTGTCGAATTATTTGTATATTTCATAATTAACAGTGACATTGAAAAAAATCCCGCGGACACATTTGCTATTATCATGGGTATAATAACAAGATAAACAGAGTAAATTAATCCCAATGTACTCGCAGTAAGGTTAATAGCTAGAAATGAATAATTAATCGCGCGTGTATCTTTTGCAATGTAGACGTGTATAATTTGGGGGATGAACATTATCGATATCAATATAGAACTGGTTATACCCACCCCCTCAATTACATTGTCCATATTTTGTTTGGGTAAAATAACACGATGAATACAATCTTAGGTGTAATTCATATTCAAAAAAAAATCGCTCCTCCCTGATCCGATGTAATCGCAGTAAATTTAATTTTAAGGTTATCACCGTTTTTAAATCCAGATTCGGGTGATTGGTTATTATATTTATTCGATGTTACGGGTTTCCACGTATATATATCTTTTGACCGCATTTTAACCGGCTTACCTAATTTTCCAATTCTTAATGCAACGAGTGATCTTTCTATAAACCTGGCATACCCATGCGCTTCTTCTATATCAAGTGACGGAGGAACTGATACAAATCCATTAACCTTCTTACCAAAAATGACAAAAGGTTTAACAGCTATAAATTTTTTACTTTCAAAACCCGGTACCCGTTGCCCATTTCTAAATGACGTTTTACCTCGTATATAATCTGCCATACTTTGATTTTTTTTGCTTATAATTGTTCCAACGTCTTTTAATTTATTAGTATTGCTGGGTGTATATATATAAACCTTATGAATATCTTTACCCTTCTTGATAAGATCTCGCCGCCTTTTATACAAATTCATAACTGTCATGGTTTTTTGCTTATTATTACT